TAAGAGTTCCCAGAATATAACATATATGGGAATTGACTGGGGAGCTAGGATTGCAGGGGTAGACGACCAAGGAACAGGTGGTTATACAATTGTTGTTATTGTTTCTGTAGACGAATTATCTAAAAAGTTTCATATAGAATTTGCTCATAGGATGACAACAAAGAATATAGAGGAACAAGTTAAATTAATATCTAAATGGATTAGTGAATACAATTGTACAGAGGTCGTTGCTGATATCGGATATGGACATGCTCAATGTCAGAGATTACAAGAGCAATGGTCAACTCGGATTAAACCATGTTATTCTTCAGGTAATTCTAAGAAGACTTATTTTTTCGAGCCAAAGACAAATATGATTACTGTTAATAAGGATAGAAGTGTTGAAGAATTATATGACGATATAGAACAATATAAGTTCGTTGCACCTTATAAAGAACCAGAAAGGATTGAATGGCTCTTTCAGCAATTAGCAAATATCGAAATAACATCGTCTACAGTTAATGGTTTAGTAAGAAAAAAATATACGAAGCAGGGACCAACGAAAGCGATTGATGCTGTAATGGCTCTTATGTATGCGAGAATAGCTTGGAAGTTTAGAAAGACAAATGCTTTCAGAGAAGGTCTTCAAGGATCGTATGGTCAAGGAAGATCAATGCCAATAGCTTCCGTATGTGGGGGAACACTTAATTTAGGTAGAGCACATAGTTCAAGCGCCAGGAGATGGGCGAGATAAATTAAAAATAGGAGTAAGATATGGCTTTAACAATGGCACAATTCATCTCAGCTGCAGAGGCTGGCAATGCAATAAAGATTAGACAAGTTCAAACAGATGCAGTTAATCCCGTAGGAGTAGCGATTACTATTGGTAATACGTTAGTAAACGTTAAGAAAGCTTATTACGACATAGGAGACTATCATACTGCAAAACAAGTTTTAGATAGTTATAGTTTACGCGAAGCTCTTAATGAGAGTTTTATAGAAGCAGACACTGGCACAACCAGTCTCTCTAGAGAGCCTGTTATTTAAGATTGGGGATAGATGAGACAATTATCAAAAATAGCCATTACCGTTGACGCAGTTGATGAAGCGATTCAGTTAGTAGCTGATGTTGCCAGAGAGACTGAAATTTCTGGTGTTTATATTGTTGGGGGTTGGGTTAGAGATAAGCTTTTAGGAAAAGACTCCAAAGATGTAGATATCACTGTAGAAAACGGTAAGGGAATCGAGTTAGCAGAAGCAGTTGCAGAGCGAGTCGGTAAAAAATTAGATCCTAATAAAGATATTTATAAAGCAAAAGGAACAGCTAAAGTTACTGTTCCAACATCTGAAGGGAATCTGTTAGTTGAATTTGTCTCAGCTAGAAAAGAATCATATGCTCCAGAAGGTCATAAGCCAATCGATGTCCAACCTGGCACGATTGAAGAAGACGCACTTCGTAGAGATTTCACTCTAAATACCCTTCTTATTAATATCCAGGATTATGACCCTAATATGAATAGAGAAGGGTTTAAGGCTATAGTCGGGGACACGACTGGAAAAGGGTTAGAAGATTTAGAGAACAATATATTAAGAACTCCTTTGAGCCCAGAGGCTACGTTCGAAGATGACCCAACAAGAATAGCAAGAGCTATTAGGTTCTCTGCACAAAAAGGGTTTAAGTTATCTCCCGAAGTAGAAGAAGCTATACGAGATGGTAAAGCAAGCTCGGGTGAATACCTAAGAGATATGCTAATCGAAGGACGAAAAGCTCCAAAAGGAAGTCAAGTTGGAGATGAGTTAAGAAAAGCATTTTTAAGTAATCCGATTAAGACAGTTCAGCTCCTTAAAGATACTGGATTAAGTGATTCATTAGGAATGAATCTTAGTAAGCTTGATGTTGATCAAGTTGACTATAGAGGTCTACATAGCAAAGACGTATACGGTCATTCTATTCATGCATTAGAGAATATGCTTGAACAGATTACAGAAGTAGAAGAAAAAGGGGAAGTCTTTGATGATGATAGAAAACTAGGTCTTATATTGAGTGCCTTATATCACGATATAGGGAAACAAGAAAAACAACGAGTCGTTTGTGCTGGGAAAGTAGGTAGAGACGGGAAAACTGAGAAATGCGATTACGTATATAAACCTGGGGAGAGTACCGCAGAATGTCCAGAATGTGGAGCTAAAAATAGAGCCAAGATTCAATTTATTGGTCACGAGTTTGCGGGTAAGGATTTAATAGATCCCTCTTTAGCAAAGTTTTTTAGTAAAAGAGTAAGAAGTAAGGTTAAGAATTTAGTTGTTAACCATATGGCACATCATAGCTATACGAGGGATAGAGAATTAGAATTAGAAAAACTTCATAAGATATTAGCTAACGCAAAGAAATATGGTAATACGGCTAAGGCTTCTGAGATAGAAGAAGAGATTAAGAGGAAAGAAGCTTTAGTTGATATTCCAAAATCGCGTAAAGAGTTGGCACACTTGGTTGAGATATACTCAAAAGACCCTGACATAGTATATATGTGGCAGGCTGATTTGACTTCCAAAGACGAAAACCAAGTAATAAAAAGATGAGAAAATGTTAATAAAATGATTGATGCCTTTGAGAAATTTGGCCCAGTGATTAGTCCTTTAGGCGGCAAAGAAGTAATGGAGATATTCGGTATCCCATCGGGACCAAAAGTTAAGCAGGTATTAGAACAGTTAAGGCAGTTGAAAATTAAAGACGAGAAATATTCTGATCCAGAAGAGGTACGTAAGTATCTTGAGGATAAGCAACTTAATGAACAAGGCCTTATAATTCCAATGCGGGCGATATTGGATGGTAATGATTTAATGAGCCTATATGACAGAGTACCAGGATCTTGGTTACAGCCTATTCTTAGAGCATTAAGAGAAGAAACCTTAAAAGGTACGCTAGACTCTAAAGAAGATGCTATCGAATGGCTTAAAACACAAGAGAGCGAATTCGGAAATATGAAAGAGGATAGCGATATTAAAGAGGATAGCGATATTAAAGAAGATGGCAATATTAAAGAAGAGGAAGCCTCAGTAGACATTAAGGGGCTCAGTAAACACGCCAAACGGTGGTCACAATGTCCTAAGTGTGAAAAATATACTTATTTAGAAGATGCAGGGTATTGTAAAACCTGTGGTTGGCCTGACTATACTTTTGGTAAAAAACCAGTAGAACTTTCAGAAGATGAAAAGCTTCCGGAAGAAGTTAATCGTCGTTATTGGAAATTAATGGAAGCTGGACAATATGAAGAAGCTGCTGAATTAGCTGGACAGTTTATTAAAGAGCAACAGATAGAATTTAGAGGATTAAGTCAATATGCAACTCAATGGACAACACAAGAGATCGACACATTGACTACACGATATACTACACTTAGTAGTCAAGGTTATCAAGAAGAAAGAATCCTTAAAGAATTAGCACATATTTTTGAGGGACGGAGAACACTAAAGTCAGTCAAAGATAAGATTAGAGGATTAAGTGTTGAAGCTGCAAAATGGTCTCCAAATGAAATGTCGACTTTAAGATCCTATTATTTAGAGCAAAGAAAGAAGGGTCGTAAAGATGATGGTAGGATTTATGAAGAAATAGCAGATAAGCTTAATGGCAGAACGTGGAGAGCCATTAAACAGAAGATAGAAGAGTTGAAGAATAGAGATGAGGAGTTTAAGTCTCATAAGTTTAAACATTGGAGCAGGCTAGATATAATAAAGGCTTTAGAAGATCTTTATAAAAAAGGTAAACAGAATTTCTATAGAACTAATTTACCAGAAGATATTAGATCACAGATTAAGCTTCACACAGGAGATTGGTTTAACTCTTTTGACGAAACTATGGCAGAAGCTATTTTAAATGTTGAAAGAGCTCAAGGGAATCAAAAAATAGATTCTATAGAGAACGCCAAAGCCTTCTATATAAATATGATCAAAAAGGCACATAGATGGGGCCGAGAAGAGATCCTAGGGTTCTTAAAGAAAGCCCATGAATGTGGCCTACCAGTTACGAGAAACTTTTTTGCTAAGCAGCCTGAGGTGTACAAATCGATGCTCGGAGTAAATAGGAGCCTCGAAGGCTTTAAAGATAGCCTTAGAGCTTTTTTTGATAATTGGGGAGGGGCTATCGTAGAAGCAGGTCTCGTAGATAATAAATATTACAACGATGAAGGTAGACCTATAGGGAGTACAGAAGAAATAAGACTTGCAAGATTTTTTGATTTGAATAATATTAGATATAGAAAATGTACAGCATCAGATAAAATCAATGTTGAAGATGTAGAAATAAGAGAACTTGGTTATAAGAATTTTATAGGTGATTTTTATATCTTAGACGATCAAGATAAAGAAGTCGCATTGGTTGAAGTTTTTGGAAGTATCGCATATTCTGGGAAAAAGAACCCAGATAAAGAGAACAGAACTATTGGTGAATTGTATAAAGAGAAGCGTGAGGCTAAAATAAAGTATTATAGTACGTTAGGTATGCCCTTTATTTATATAGATAATGACGAAGATAAAGGATTGTCAGACGAAATTTTAAGTAAGAAGTTAATGTCGTTTCTTAATACTAAGCAGGCAAAGATTAAAAGCCTTAGTAAAGAAGGTAAAATTGACGGCTATGGGCAAAGAGCTCTAAAACAACTTCGTAAGAGAGGCTAATATGGACGGTTTATTTGATGGAATGTTTCCAAATTTAGATTATGATTTATTAAATCAATCACTTAGTCCAGCAGATTTCAACAAGACTGAGAATCCACAACCTACTAGTGGTCCTTTTTCTGACTTTGGCGATGGCGTAGATATGAATAATGATCAGCCAGTTAGTGATAATGGCAATATTGAGGTTAGTGAGAAAGATATTCCACAAGGTGGAACTAAGGAATGGAGTAGTCTTTCACAAGCAGAAAGAATAAAAACAGTTATGGAGAGCGCCTCTGGTATGCCAATCGTTTCTACAATAGATATAGGGCTATTGAGGAAGACTGCAGAAAAGATGTCTAAAAGAGGCATGTACAAAGAAAGTGCTAAAGTCTTTAAAGTAGCGGAGAGTTTTATAAAAGAACTTTTTTTACAGAAAAGTACAATAGACAGTAAAGACGAAGAGGTTGCATCAGTTATGGCCAACTACGTAGAGGACGAGGAAACTCCTACATCTACGATGACTTTCCATAAGGAGTTTTCTAATACAGATGAGGCTCAAGATTTTTTTGACACTTTCGATGTAGAAGACCTTCGAGAAATTCACGACTCAATGGATAAGTTCGGTTTCGACAGAGAGGCCATTAACATTAGACGCTTTTTTCGTAAAGCACTTTGTATTTAAAAGGAGAATAGATGGCTGAACGCAGGGGAAATAGACAGCCTGTTAGAAAAGTTAAGGCAGTTCCTGGAGCAACAACTTCGGGCTCAAATGGCTCAGTGATTATAAAAGGGCAAAAAGGATTAACACGTACAAATGATTTACGTGGAGGAAGTCGTTCGACTATTAATCAGATGGCTGAAGCTGCTGTAGTTCGTTCTGCACCAAAAGTTTACTCGCCTCTATATGAGATGAGTAATCTAATGTTGCCTCGTGATCTCCGGACAATGAACGCATGGTCGCGTCACTTTTACAATACTCATCCGGTAGTTCGTAATGCTATTAACTTGCATTCAACATACCCAGTTAGTAAGTTTAACATTACTTGTAGAGATCAAAAAGTTAAGAATTTCTTTATTGATCAGTGTGACCATATTGATCTTATAAGTGTAATGTTAGGGTTATCTTTAGAGTTTTGGAAATTAGGTGAAGCTTTTCCTTATGCTGAGTTAGATGAGAATAAAGGGTGGTGGGATTATGTATTTAATCATAATCCTGATTATATCCGCGTTAAAACAAATGTTCTTACCCGTGAGCCAATAATAACCCTCATACCTGATGATGCACTAAGAAGACTTGCACAGTCAGCAAATGCTGCAGATGCACAATTAAGAGACCAGCTTCCCCAAGAAGTGATTTATCATTTACAGCGGAATCAAGACATACCTTTGCCCAATTTTAATTGTTCACACATTAAGATGCTTAGCAGTGACTACGACATTAGAGGTACCTCTCTCATTACTAGTGTATATAAAGATTTAATGCTATATGATAAGATCAGGGAGATGAAATATGCTCAAGCTGATAATATGATTAATCCAATTACTCTTGTTAAGCTTGGAGATCCCCAAGGTACTTGGAAACCTAATGATTCTGATATAACGAATTTTAGACAAGCATGGCTTGAATCTCAATATGATCCTGACGCTAAGTTGATAACTCATGGTGCTGTTACAGTTGAAAAAGTGAGTAATGCTGGACAGACCTTAGATATGACGAGCGATATGGAATTAGTTATGAAGAATATTTATGCAGGCATGATGGTGCCAGAAGCTATTATAAATGGAGAGGGACCTAATTATTCAACAGCCTCCATAGGACTCGAAGTTTTAAGGAATCGTTATGAAAGGTTTAGAGTTCTTATTACAAATTGGGTTAAAAAGAAGTTATTTGAGCCTATTGCCAAGATCCAAGACTTTTATGAATATAAAGATGGGGAAAAGAAACTAATTGTTCCAGAGATAATGTGGAATAAGATCAATCTTAAAGATATAGACTCTTATATGAGTTCGGTTAAAGACATGATGTCTACAGAAGTTGGTGATGGTAAAATTTCTGATCGTACAGTCTTTTCTTTCTTAGACCTCGATTACGAGACGGAACAACAGCAGCTTAAAGAAGAAGCAATAGCAAACATTGCACGAACAAAAGAACTTGAGAGATTAAGTAAAATGAGTCTTGAAGAGCTTAAGACTATTGATCCTACTAAGCCGATTAAAGACTTGCATCCAGGAGAAGAGGCTACAGGCAAAGAGGGAGAAGGAGAAGGAGGCGGTGGCTTAGGAGACCTAGGAGGAAGCGATGAAGGTGGAATGGGTGGTTTTCCAGGCTTAGAGGATTTAGGTGGAGGTGGAGATTTAGGTGGAGGTGGAGATGATTCAGGAACTAAGCCTTCAGGTGAAGAAGGATAAATAGGGGAAATATATGGCAGATACAGTAAGAACGAAATCAGCATTATTAGCATTATTCCCTGATAACATAATAGGGGATATATCGGCACAAGATCAAAGGGATTTCTTAGTAAGTACTATGGGTTCAATAACAAGAACAGCTGTTAATGCTGCTACGTATAATTTAGCAACAGACGACATTATGCTTCATGTTACTTATACAGTGACAGGGACTGTAGTCATCACGTTGCTAACCGCACAGATGAATGATGGAAGAGTAGTTCATGTTTGCGACGCAGGGGGAAATGCAACTGCTAACAATATAGTAATCAATACTGAAGGTAGTGAGAAAATAAGCGGGCAAGATACACAAACAATAAACGTTAATAACAACTCGATATCTTTATACAGTGATGGATCCAACTGGTTCATATTCTAGTTTTTCATAACTGTTGTTGTTAGAGAATGAGGATATAAGATGCCAGGTGGATCAGGAGCTTTTGGATTAGGATTTAGTGATGCGTTTGACGCTCCGCTAGACACGACTACTACGACTACCACGACATCGTCGACAAGTACATCTAGTTCGACTTCTTCAAGTACGTCAACGTCAACTTCTACGAGTATAAGTACAACGACTACATCGACTTCTACAAGTACAAGTTCAACGACTTCTACGAGCACAAGCTCCACGACTTCAACTTCTACGAGTACAAGTTCAACGACTTCAACTTCTACGAGTACGAGTACAACGACTACATCGACTTCTACGAGTACAACGACTACATCGACTTCTACGAGTACAAGTTCCACGACTTCTACGAGTACAAGTACAACGAGTACATCGACTTCTACGAGTTCTACGAGTTCTACGACTTCCACAAGTACGAGCACAAGTACAACGACTACATCGACTTCTACGAGTACAAGTTCCACGACTTCTACGAGTACAAGTTCCACGACTTCTACGAGTACAAGTACGTCAACGTCAACTTCTACAACTAATTCGACAAGCACTTCAACAAGTACAACAGCTCTTGTAAGTGACTTGACACTTTCTGAATTTATAGATAGAGTTGAGCAAGGTGGTGGAGTGCAGATTTATTTAAGTAATGCAGGTGATAAAGGTGGAGAATATATTTTTATTAGAGAGCATCATTATCTTATTAAAAACGATACATTTTTAGAATTAGGGTTATATTATACTGCAAGTGATGTTTTAGGAAGCTATGATTTACGACGTGCTATTGATAATGGGACAATAATAGCAGTGACGAGTAGTCAGTCTATTTCCAAAAATCCGAATATTTAAGAGGGGTAAGCATGAATAGAGTAGATAGATTAGTAGTGATTGCAGACTTTTTAGATAAAAACGGATTACAAGAAGAAGCTAATCAACTAGATAAGTTAATTAAGGAAGCGGCTGAAGGTGAAAAGTCGGCTGAAAAAACAGAACCGACTACAGAAGATAACAAACCAGCTGAAGATCTTGTAGTAGAAGATGACATGAGTATGGAAAACGAGTTAGAAGAGCTTAAAAAAGAAAAGCAAACATTCATTAAGCTTTTTTATAGAGATCTAATTAAGACTAATCAGAAGCTTCAAAAGACACTCGATAGCGAAGAGTTTGGTTATCTTGGTCAAGAAAATGTTCTTATTCTTAAGGATCTTTATTCTGCTTTGATGAAGATAATGAAGAAGGAGCTTAACAGTATAGGGACAGAAACGGAAGCACACCAAACAGCAGGACTGAGAAAGTTAGCACTAGATAAGAAGAAGGTACTTAAGGATGTTAAGCAGATATTTTTACCGACAATCAAGATGTATGAGGAGTTCGAAGAGTGGTTAGTAGATCATCCTGATTTTGCAAATAATTTAATACAAACTCAAAAAACCTTTCTAAATCTTAAAAATGTAATATCAAATGTAATAGAGAATGTTTCTGAAGCAATTATCGGAGTTGATTTAGTAAGTTAAGGAGAGAGTATGATAACGAAAAGGGTTTCAGCTAGTTTAGAAGTGAAAGAAGTAATCGAGGAGAAAGATCTTGAGCTTTTTGAAAAAGCCTCTAAAGAAGAGAAAAAGAAAAAAAAAGAAGAAAAAGCCCAGGGTTAACGCCACCTTTTAGAGGGTGAGCGCTAGATTGTGGGCTTTTAGTTGTAATGATTACCTTGCCCAGGTCTTTATGTTGGTATATTAATTGAGAGATAAAGACGGTAGAAAAGATAAGAGGAGTGGGAAGAAATCATAATAGCCCAAAATAGAGTAGTAACAGGCAATAACTTTGGGTATTGATTCTAATAGATTTAGCAAGAGAACCTATGTCTCTCTTTATCTTATTGTAGCGACAATACTTTAAAAGAAACTATAAAAGGGATACTTTTATGTTATTTAAAAAAGCAAATGCAACACTTACAGTCAGTAGAGATGATATAGTAGAACCAGAAGTAGCACTGAGTACAGAAGGTGCCTCTCAACAGTTTAAGAAATTAGTAGCTGAAGTTAAAAGAGTGGCTCCCAGATCCGAAGAATTTACTTATTTTAGATGTATCGCCATTCATGCAATGGAGGCAGCTAATTTAGATACACAAGGCAGTGCAATTCATAAGGGTCACATATCTGTTGCAGGTGATGATGGGAATTGTAAAGTTTGCGGTACAGCTTTAAATAAAGATGCTCAGGGTAGTTCTATTGATGGACTATGGTGTATCGCTTCTGATATCGACCCATATGTTAATCAAAATGGAGACGCCTTTCCTGAAGCACAGCTTTTAGAAGGATATAAATCTTTTATTGGCCGTGGTCTTTTTGTTAATCATGCTTCTTCAGATGTTGAGAAGATTAGAGGTATTATATTAGATGCAGCTTGGGTTCCTCAACATAAGCGCGTAGAGCTATTAGTAGCGCTTGACAAGACTGCTTTCCCTGAATTAGCTAGACAGATACAAGCTGGTTATAGTAACGATGTCTCAATGGGAACACAGGTTTCATTCAGTAGATGTTCGAAGTGTGGTAATAAAGCTATTACTGAGAATGATTATTGTACTTGTGTTAGAGATAGTAAGGGTCTTACAGTTAGTGGATCAAAGATCTACGAAGTTAATTACGGTCTTAATTTTATTGAGATTAGTTTAGTTACTACTGGTGCAGATCCTCAAGCTAAAATCCGTCAGGTTTTGGCTTCATTAAATAGAGTATTAGAACAGAGGGTAGATAATAAATGCAACTCAGAAGATGGTTTATGTCAGATGGGTGAAGCAATACAATATGCTAACGAAAAAGTCAATGAAGTTGAAAAGGAGGGGTCGATTGACGTTTCTGTAATTAAGGGACAGCTTGCTTCTCTCCAAGGAAGTCTTGGGACTATAGGAGAAGGTAAGACAAATGAAGTAGAACGCACTTTGGCTTCAATTAAGAGCCAAATTGATAATATAGAAAGTAAACTTGAACTTGACTCTAAAAAAGGGGAGATAAGTATGACTAAGGCCGAATTAGATGCGCGTAAGTTGAAACGCAGGGCTTATTTTCAGGGAACAGAAGAGCCACAGACATACGCTGTGGAGCCTGAAGGTGGACCTAACGGAACAGCAGAAACTGCTAGACTTACAGTAGAGAAAGGTGGCGAAGCTGCTACAGTACAGAATGGTGAAGGTAAAGGTGATATTGCTATTAAAGAGAAACTTCAGAGAGCTGAACTTGAGAATCGTAAATTGAAGCGCCACGCTTTGATGAGCGAAGCTTATTTTCAGGGAACTGAAGAGCCTCAGACTTATCCTGTTGATCCAGCAGGTGGACCTAGTGGTTCTGCAGAGACTGAGAGACTCAATAGTGCTAAAGAAGGCGAAAGCTCTACTATGGGCGACGGAGAAGGTGGCGAATTAGGTAAGGGTACTCGTGATAAGGGTTATACAAAAGAAATGCTTCAGAGAGCGAAACTCCGTGCTAAGTTCACAACCGCTTCAGAGAAAAAAGATTGTGCATGGACAATTTATGCTGGTGACGAACCTGTTATCCGCGCAACAGTTGGTGAGCTTTACGGTGAAGATATCGACAAAGCCAATAACGATGATGGAGGTATCTCTAATTGGGATTGGGTTTCTTCTAAAGAATACGGTATCGAAGCTATTAGAGCTTGTAAAGAAATTGGTATTACAAAAGCAGCTGAGATGATGGGTAAAAAAGTCGTCATCGCTGAAGGCGAAGAAGAATTTGGTGCTCCTGCCGATGTAGATATTGATCTTAATATTGAGACTGAAGGTGATGAGGGTGCTGAAGAAGCTCATAACATTCCTGATGCTTTAGAGCAGATTGAATCAGCCGTTGGAGCTATCCGTGAGCTTGAAGAGCCTACTGAAGAGTCTTTGGACCTTGAGGAAGATCTTGGTACTGCTGAGACAGAACTTCAGGATCTTGGAGAAGCTGCTCCTACAATGTCTTCAAGTGATAAGTTCAGAAAACTTACTGCTGAAGCAATTTCTGATGCTAAAACTCTTATAGCTGCTGCTAACGGCATAGTTGCTATAGCTGCTAAGAATAAAGTTCAGAAATGTGAAGAAGATCTTGCGAAATGTAAAGAAGATCTTAAGGACGCTAAGAAAGACGGGAAAGCTGAAAGAACTCTAAAGATTCTTGAGAGAAAAATCGAGAAGGCTAAAGAGTGTTTAAAAAACGCAAAAGACAATGCTGCAGCTAAAGCAGCAAAAAAAGAAGAGAAAGAAGCTGCTGCAGAAGCTGAAGCTAAAGAAGAAGCCAAAGCCAAAGCCAAAGAGGACAAAGCCAAAGCCAAAGCTAAAGATGAGCCAAAAGCTAAGAAAGCAGCGTCTCTTACTGATAGAGCAAAAGCGCGTAGAGTAGCAGCTGGTCTTGAAGTTGAAGCTACTGCCGGAGCGTCCCTTACTGACAGAGCAAAAGCGCGTAGAGTAGCAGCTGGTCTTGAAGTTGAAGCTGAGAATACAGAGACTCAGAATATGAAAGAGACAACTGATGCTACTAAAGATCTTACTGATGAAGTCAAAAAGCTTAACGAAGAAAAGAAAAAGCTTGAGAGTTCACTTAGTTCTGTAATTAGTTCGAGAAGTCAGGCTCGTTGGGCTGCTGCTGAAAGTCTATATGGTGTAACCCCTTCTTTTGATGCAACAAAAGAAGCACATCCTCAAGGTGGAACTGTAACAGAAGACGGTACTGGTAAGGCCGTTGACGGTGTTAACGATGGTGCTAGAATCGAAACTGGGACAGAAGCACAAGCTACTGATATTGATATTGCAAATTCTCAGCCACGTGGTGAGTTGACTGCTCGTCAGAAAGCTCGTAAAGAAGTAGTGGCAGAACTTCAGACTGATGCGACTGCAGATCCAAAAGCCAAGGACTATTGGTCTTCTTATTTTGCAGAAGGTAAAGATCAGAAGTCTAATGCTTTTGGTAAAGAGATGTCAGAAGAGACTTCTGCTCCTATCAAGAAAGCTGAAACAGATAATCTTAAGCTCTCTATGAAGAGAGCTTATCAGATTGCTATGAAACAAGCTGAGATTGGTCAGATCAAACCGGGCAAAGAATCTCTCGAAGCTCAGGTCGATGCCCTTGTAGGTATGGACCAGCAGGCTTTTACAAGCTTTGCTAGAGCAGTTGAGAATAGCTATCCTGTTAAGAAAGCTGAGAGTATGATTAAAGATAAGCTTACTAAGACAGCTGGTTCATTACAGGTTGGTGTTAACGAGCCTGAAGAGGATTTGACAACACAGCTTACAAGGTTAGATTGGAAAATATAACCAACTAACTTATATCCCAAAAATGAAGGGGGACTTCAAGAGAAGTCCCCCTTTTTTTAAAAGAGGCATCAATTGTATATAAGTGAAAACAATTACATTAAGAGGCTACAAGATGTTGAAGGATCATTAAGTGAAGTCTCCCAATTTACAAAACGCACACGAAAAGACATAACACCCCACATAATGACCATACAACGCAATTTGAGAAATTTAATTGCGAAAGAAGTAAAAGACCAGCGGAAAGCGAAGGACCAAAAGAAAAATGGTTAACTCGTATAATGATATTAAAAGTATTATTGAAGGACTATACGAAAGTAATTCTCTTCATGGTTTTGTTAAGATATGCGAAAGAACTCTTAAGGGCAGAGGATTTGACAGAATGGAACTCATAAGGGCTCTCGCTAAAGGATCTCTCGAAGAAGTTCATAGTATATTAGAACCGTTAGTGGACAATTTAATAAGAAAAAACGTAAGCTTAGCGACTCGACAAGAAGATCAGTATGCTGCAATGACGTTAGGTAATAATGAATATAGATTAAGAAAGATTGAAGACAAAGACAAGTATGGAAGAGCAACTGGAGATTATATAATCGATTTAAATAAAGGGACATGTACTTGCCCGGAATTTACAATGAGATTAAAAGAATTCACTCTTCCTTGTAAACATCAGTATATAGCGGAGGATAAAATGGAAATAACTAAAATAAGTTCTAGAGAATCAGCTTTAGTAATTAAAAAAGCTAAAAAGATTTATGCTGATCTTGTTGATGATATTCTTGGAAGAGGACTTTATAATTGGAACGATTTTATTGAAATCGCAAAAAAAGGTGAAGTAATTTTTTTAGAAGACGGTAGATACGTATTTAAAGACGCTCCAGAGATGGGATTCAAAAGTACTAGCCCAAGTTTGATCGTAAACTTGAAAGAAAAAGGAGTACCTATTTATCCCAATGATAAAGATGAAGAGATTATGCGAGAACTTTCTGCTGTTGCTTCCGTTATGAAAAAATTAGTGACTCTCGCTGATAATTTTGATAACAAAGGATTGTCAGTTGAAGCTAATATTGTTGATCGGATAATTGCACAAGAAGTTAAAGGATTAAAGACAGAAGCTTGCTCCACTTGTGCAGAACACAATAAAGACAAGCAGAAACGTAGAAAAAGACAAGTTGCATTACTAGAGATGACACGGTAAGAGAAAAAATATGGTAGCGAATAAAGAACAATTAGTTGGGTTGTATAGTGAAGGATTAAAGAGCACTGGTAAGATAGCCAGTATCTTTAATACAATATTAAGATGGATGTTGAACTTTGATATCCCAAGACGAAGTAGAACTGAGGCAAAAGAATGTAATTCATTTGCAAAGAAATTAGAAGATAAGATCGGGGGACCTAGGTTTTTAAAGATTATTAACAAGTACATACATACAAGCATGTACTACAAAGCAGGAAGGTACGCATGGCACTCAGGCTTCTAATGCCTCAAGGGCTCCCTTACGGCCTTGCAGCCGTGGACCCTACTATAGAATTCCAAGCTAAAATGATCGCTGGATTTACACAGCTTGACGCAGATATTATTGCGACCTTATCTGACCGTAGAACAATACAACCATTTGGGATTATTGATGATAATAAAGATTCAGCTTTTAGTACTGCAGTAGTTGATGAACAAGTACTTATTCCAGTAGTTGGGGTTCCAGACGGATATGGAAATTACGTTAGTACTATTGATGTGATGGGATTTTTGCAACATCCAGGTATTATTGCAGGCACATTTACTTCTGACGTTACGGTTTATTTGAATCCCATTAATGGAACTATTACTGTTCCTGCCGGAACTATTTTAAATCATGATAATGATAGCAATAATGAGCCGGATTCGTTTTTAGTTACATGCTCATATACGTACGAGATTACAGGGACTCTCGGTGAGGATACTACTTCTGGTTCAGGTCAGATGACTATATGGTTCACAAGAGGACTATATGCCACAGACCAATTTGAAACAAATGTAGATTATCAATTAAATGATACTTTATATTGTAGTGAGAATGGTAAGATTACTTCTGTCGCGAATGGTCCGGCAATAGGTATTTGTACTGGGCCTCCTTCCGCACTCCAGCAGGATATCGAGTTATTATTTCTGTAATTCAATTTCTTTAAAAAATGTTGACATAGGGATCTTAATGCAGCCATTAACATTAGAGATTTTGCTTTTATAGCGTTGAGGAACCAACGCGAATTAACGCCTATTAGT